TCTATTGTCAAAACTTCCCTTACCTGCATCTTACTATAATCTATAAAATCATCTTCTCTTTCGGGGTCTTTATCATATCCTGTTTTATGAAAAAATTCCTCTAATTCTTCCGCTCTTTTATCTTTTCCCCTGAATCTATTTTTTCCTCTCTTTTGAATAACAAATCCCGGTTCTCCTGGCTCTCTGGCTATCTTAAAAAAAGGAGTGCATTGTTGCTCTCTGGTATTTATTATTAAACTTGCTACTGATAATCTTTCTGCCATTCTCCGGAGGACATCATAAGTTATTCCCATCACTCTTTGTCTTACCTGTGAAACGGTACTACTCATACCAAAGTAAAGTAAATTATCCTCAAATACTGACTTTATTTTGTTCAGAGTGCTATTATCAAGATGATTTTCCTTTGTCTTTATTATCCTCGACATATTGTTTTTTCTCCTGCATATTTATGTATTTATGATCTTATTATATATTCGATATATCAAACTGTAAACTATTATTTTTTTCTTAAAATATCTTCTGTATGCATTGATAAATTTCTTAAAAAAGAGTCTGCACTATACATTTCTAATTCTTCTATATTTTTAACTATCTTCTTTTTTTGTCCATTTTCTTCTATTTCTTCTATTTCTACTTTTGGTAAAAAAGGTCTATTTTTAGATTCTGAGGCTTCTATTTCTTCTTTTGTATACTCGGAATATTCTTTTACTTTAGAAGAATAATAATTTAATATCTGTGGATTTATTAACTGCGCCATTTTACAATAAGCTTCCGCGTGAAAATAATGGTCTGGTCCTGACTCTCTCCAAACATATCTCCCACTTCTATCCCTACCAAGATTTTCACCGAATACCCTGCTCGAACTCATTATTTGTTGATAATATAAACCATAATCTTCTTGATCTTCATTATCTATATCTCTCGCATTTACAGGATTTATCATTATGCCCTTAGTAAAATCACTCTTTACCTCATCCAAAATAAAAGTTCTATCTATGGCTATTTTTCTTTCCCTTCTGTATTTCTTTTCTTCTTTTTTTATACTGAGCAATGTATGTCCTTGAAGATAATCACAAGAATAAACTTTTGGTAATAATTTTTTAATACTTTCTACTTCCCTAGTTTCCGGCTCTTGATCAATCACTATTATTGAGCTCTTTATTTTATCCCTCAAAAATGAAATTAGTTCCGAAGTCTGTTCTATTCTACCGGCAAATATCAACTTTCTATGTCCAGTACTGAGTAGCTCTCTAGCTACTACATGATAATAAGTTGGTCCAACATCTATACCCACATAAATATTGGAACTACCTTTTAACAATTTGGGTTCTAACGTATATCTTAATTTCTGGGAAGCTTGATCCAAAAGAAACAATGTCACTTTGTTTGAGGAATCGGAATACGGTAAACCTAATTTTGAATTATAAAATAATTGCGTCTTTGTATTATTTCCTATCGCTTTTGAATATGTATTTATAAGAGATTTTATAGAAACATTGGCGGAAAATAATTGACTTACTCTTCTTCCTGCCCTGTCTTTGTTTGGGAATTCTTCAACCCATTCTCCCATCTTCATTCTATTTATTGGTCTATGACATTTTTTACATACACAACCCCATCCATCTTTTCTTAAAATATCAAAAGTCAGTGGTCCTGTTTTTATTACAACATTCTCAAAAAAATCTAATGTCTGAACTGTATTGCAACTATCACACTTTACCATCCATATTCCTCTTGTTGAATCCTGATAATAAGCATCTATACCCCAATTCTCGACACTTGGATTCCCTATTCTTCTATCATATTTATAATCAGAACCATCAAGCCTATCTGGTGCCATTTCTAGATTTTTTTGGTCACATTGATCTACTTCATCCACATATAAAGAATCCGCTGGAGTTGAAACAAAATCTGCTGGGGAATTAGAACCTACATAATTCAAAACACCCTTGCCAAAAGTTTTTAAACCTATACTTTCAGATGAACCTATCGACGCTTTTAGGGCTTCCTGATAATAAGGAACTAATTTGATAGGTCTGTCTACTCTATCTTTTACAAACTTACCCCTGAAATCAGTGTTTGGTGTTACGTATAATATCCTTAATCCTCTTATAGCTTCTTCAAAGGAAGAAACTATGAATAATTCAGAAATTCCCGATTGCACTGCTTTTTCCATTGCCAATCTCTCGGGGAGATTTTTATATAATTCTATGAGGAATCTATATCTATCCCCGAACTCCATTTTTCTACCATGTACGTTGAGATGATGCTCTCTGGCAAGCCATAGTTTTGGATATTCCCTCTTTAATATTTCTTTTTTTAATAATATCTTTTTTTTTAATATTTCAATGTCACTCATTCTTCTATCTCCGGAGGACTATATGTTACTTTGCCTTCTAATATTTCTAAGTCGGCTAACTCTTTTTTTAAATCCTCTTCTGACATATTATAAATAGAATTATTCACAACAGAAGTTGAATTAGAATTAGAGCCTGCAACAGCGTTAACATCATTTCTCACACTTACTCTGGAACCAATATTTTTATTCTGGTAGCCTGCATATCCTAATATATCATTAGCGGCCTTTCTTTTTTCCGCCAAATCTTCTTTATTCTTGGCGACTTTTATAAGCTGTTCTACCGCAAACTCCCCACTTTGTATTATTTTTTCTACTACCCTTTCCTGTATACTATGCATATACTTATCAATCTGGGTCCTTATATCTGGCCATGTGAGCCAATGTAAGATGATGGACTCTGTTAGATTATGTTCTTTAGCAAAAGATTTTACTGTCTTTATATTTGGGGCTGCTGCGTAAGCAAGGCAAAATCTTTTCATTCTGTGAGTAAGTTCATGTGGGACAATTCTTCTTTCTGCCCATGTTTTAGTCAAATCTTTATGGGGTGGTTTTTCTCCCTTGGCTACACACAAAACATTTTCTATTATTTCTGATTTTTTTAATCCCCAATAAGGTATTTTAGCCTTCTTATACCCTTGACATATTTTTATTATATCCACCTTATTTATTTTTTGAAGGGAATCTAGATTGTATTTAGCCATGTTTATTTCCTTCTTCTTTTTCATTGTATTTTTTCCAACGGACTTTCTAATAAATTATAAACCAATGCTGTGCCACATTCTAAAAGAAATTCCAACACCTCATTCTCGGAAAAATTAAATTCTTTTTTAAGTCTTATTAGAACTTCAACTGTCTCTGCATTTGCTTTTATGCCTTTTTCCGAAAATATCCTGAATTCTCCAGATTCTTCGTTAAATTTAACACTTTGAACAGTTCCAATTTCAATAACTCTTTCTTGAATTTTATCAAATTTTTTCTTTCCTGACATATAACTTCCTCCATAATACCATCATCTTTAATCTTCAACAAACCATATCTTTCCACATTATTCTCTTTTTCTTTTTTGATTGATTCCACCCAACACCTATGCTCCTTTTTAATGGGAATATAACTATATACTTCTTTCAATGTTTTACAATTTTTTGCAAATTCTATTGCAAGTTCAATTGGAAAACCTGATATACCTTTTATATGATCTGAAGAATCCCCCGTTAATAATTTATAAATTAGAATTCTATCCGGGGGATAACCTAGTTTTTTCTCCAACTTGTCATAGGATATTTCTTTACCGTCTTGAAGAATGCAAAAGTTTTTTCTCAATATCTGACACCAATCCATGTCACCAGATATCAATAATGCTTTTCTATATCCTTTTACTACACTACCGGCGACATCATCCGCTTCATATCCCGGTATAAATCTTTGGTCTGCTCCAAACATAGATAACAAATCTCTAAGTCTATTACAGGCCAATTGTAATTCGTCTGGTCTCTTTTTTCTCTGGGATTTATATAGGCTTGACATTTGTTTCCTTACTAAATGATCCCCCTCATGGGCTATTATCACTTTACTCCTTGGAGATTCTGTTATTTTATTCAATAAACACTGAAAAAATCCATGATATAAACCTGTCTTTTCCCCATTCCTATTAGAAAGATTTTTCAAACCGTAAAAATATTTGTAACTCATAGACATAAAATCACATACTATAAGATCATATTTATTAGTTACTTGCCCTTTCTTCACTTTGCTCAGGTTGCTTTCTATCATTATGCTATACCTTCTGGAAACTATTTATTTTATCTATGAAATCTTTATAATTTAATTCTATGATAATATTCTTTTTTTGTAAACTCCTTTTTAATATTTTAAGAAAATCTTTACTTGTGATAAAAACACTCATTTTTTTCTTACCTGGATATTTATGTATTAAGGCTAATATTTCTATTTCTCCTTCTCTATATTTTTCGATACTCCTCATTTCTTTTCTTGGGTTCATTACTTTTCTATTCTTAGTATCTATAGCCACTAATCCGTTATTTGTTATAACATCAGGAACTGATTCCCCTTTTCTAAGTACTCTTCTTGTACCTAAATCTTTAGCGACTTTCCTTTCAAGGTTTTTCCAGGCTTTGCTTGACATTAGTTTATTACCCTTGTTTTATTAAGTGATGTTATTATTTTCCTGTTTTTTTCTTTTTCAATCAGCTCTTCGACATTCTTGCCGGCTAAGGCAACTGTTTCTGTATTGTAAATAAGATTCCGGATAGCCTGAATACAGCTTTTAACCAGTCTTAATTTTTCATCTTCCTTGGGACTCTCATCATGAATCTTATCTACTCCATCTTCCATATTGTTCAGTCTTTCCACCATATAGCTGGCTCTTATATAACATTCCTTTTCACCGTCAACTTCTATTATAGTGTAAATATTTTTCTCTATTCCCGATTTTAATTCTTCCATTATTTTATTTCCTCGTATCCAATATCCTGTGATTTAATTACTCCATCTTTTATCTTTTCCAGGATTATCATAACATGAATGGTAATTACATTCTTAATTATTAAATCCCTGAAATTTTTATCCTTATCGAACCTATTATGACATTCTCTACACATTGGCAAACCATTTTCTACCAAATGTCTAGTAGTCATAAATTTTCTGGGTATTATATGGCAGGGGTCATCTGCTGGCCTGCCACAATACACACAATTCCCGTTATTTTTTTCCTTTACTACTCTTGACCAACTTCGGTCCTTTCTGTTTATT